GTCGAAGAGTGCAGGTTACGGGAAACGTGGCAAGAAAAGGGACCATTTGGTAGAAGAGGAACCAGGAGTTTTCTTTCCTGATGAGAATCTACTGCATGAGTACAATTGCGCGATAGAAGACTTAGCTAATGGCACTGCACACGATCGTATTATCTACGAACTTCTCAAGAAAGATGAACCTGTTACATTTGAGAAATGGTTGGAAGCAAAAACCCGGCACTTCGCCTCTGAGTGTTTTGTCGGATATCTTGTCGACAAGCAATACCTCTCAAGTCTGTATACAGAAATGGCTTGCAATGGAGATCTATTCTGCACAGCTATTGGTACCGACATGCATAGACAAGCGGAAGATTTGTATAACAGGATAACCGCTAAGTCCGACTATATATTTGAAGGGGACTATAGTGGCTACGATAGTTCTATGCCTGTAGATATAGCTATGGCGGCTAGCACTATTACTTACAATATTTTGCAAGAAATGGGCTATTCTGAAGCTAATTTGACGGTACTGAGTTCTATCTTATCCAGCAATATCAATCCTCTTCTGAGTCTAGAAGGTAACATATTTCAATCACCGGGTTTCCAACCTAGTGGGAAGTATGGTACTGCTGAAGACAATTCATTACGTGGTCTAGTGCTTTTGGTATATGCATACGACGAACTCGTAGGTGATTGCTCTACTTTCTTCGAGTACGTTTCTGCAATGATTTATGGCGATGATGTCGTGGCGTCGATACATGAAGAAGTCATTCATCTTTTCAATGCACGTATCTACTCTACATATTGCAAACGAGTCTATGGTATGCGGTTTACTGGCACGGATAAGGAAGACGTGAAAAATGACTACATTTCCCCGGAAGAGATGTCATTTTTGAAACGTCATTTTAGAAAACACTGTACTGGCAAAATTGTAGCACAACTGGAGCTTGATTCGATACTTAGGTCACTGGAATGGTATATACCTAGTAATTCTGTTTCCAAGTATGACCAATGGCATCAATGTGCAGAATCGGCATTGAGAGAACTGTACTTTCACCTGAATGCACACGAATATGGAAAATTTCGGCAGTTCTTCTCAGATGTGTTCGGAGGCGCAGCTTTTCCTACTTGGGATGAAGTTGACCTCTCTCTGGAAAGTCGAGTTGCGTTTTGCGGCTCACTTACCTTCCACGCAATTAGAAAATCCAATGACATACCTGTGAGTGCG